AGAAAACTTACTGAAGAAGAAGGAATTGATCCTAGATCTGACGAATATTATAAGGAAATAGATAAAAGAATAAGACTTGAATTTCCGCACAAATTTGATACATCTAAGGACAAACCAACTAGTAAACCTACACAAACTGTTGCCTCTGCAACGCGTAGTCCAAAGACTAGTAGAAAATCTGTGAGACTCACTTCATCACAGGTCGCAATAGCGAGAAAATTAGGAGTGCCATTAGAAGAGTATGCGAAACAACTTATGAACACGAAGGAGGTATAGGCATATGGAAAAGAAGAACCAAACTCGTGCGAGCCAAACTAGCAAAAGCGATTCAACAAAAGTTGAAACTAGAGCTAAGGAAGTTAAAGTAAAAGAACAACCTAAAGTTTGGACTCCACCATCGTACTTAGATACGCCCAACGCGCCAAATGGCTACAGACACAGATGGGTCAGGGTAGAAATCCTGGGATTCGTCGACACGAAAAACATACAAGGACGCTTAAGATCCGGGTATGAATTAGTAAGAGCGGACGAATATCCAGATGAGGACTTTCCCGTAGTTGCAGATGGCAAATACGCAGGGGTGATCGGGCACGGAGGCCTTGTGCTGACAAGGGTACCAGAGGAGATCGCGCAGCAAAGAACTGAGTATTATATGAAACAAGCTCAGGATCAACAAGCTGCAATTGACGCCGATCTTGCAAAGGAACAGCATAAGAGTATGCCTATCAATGTTGATAGAGATACTCGTGTAACCTTCGGTGGCTCTAAGAAGTCTTAAAAAGAATTCTAGTCCATCTGAAGATAAACTAAATGTCTAAAGGAGGACACTACTATGGCAAATAAAGATGCTGCGTTCGGTTTAAAACCGATCGGAAAAATAGGTCAGAATGCGGACAACAACGGTTTATCGGAATACGATATCGCGGCGAGTGCTACAGCGATTTACTTCCAAGACCCAGTAGAAATTTTAGCTACTGGAACAATTGGAGTAGCTGCAGCAGGAGACACAACGATATTGGGTTCACTAAACGGTGTTTTCTTCACTGACGCAAATACGAGTAAACCTACCTTTGCGAATCACTTAGACGCTTCAAACGCTGCGACTGACATCAAAGGGTTTGTAACGGATGATCCGTATCAAAGGTATGAAATACAAGCGGACGGCGCAACTGCGGCGGCAGACGTCGGCCTTAACGCTGATTTTGTGTACGCAGCTGGATCTTCACCAGACTATGTCTCTAAAGTAGAGCTACAAACGTCTGATCAGAAGACTGGTACAGCACAACTCAGAATAATTGGTATCTCAAAAGACCCAGAAAACAACACTGCAGGTTCTGCAAATGTTAACTTGGTCGTTTACATAAATGAGCACCAGTTTAAACAAACAACAGGTATCTAAGGAGGATAACTATGGCGATATCACGTAATCAACTAGTCAAAGAACTAGAGCCAGGTTTGAATGCCTTATTCGGCCTGGAGTATAAACAGTATGAACAAGAACATGCTGAGATATACAACACTGAGTCATCTGACAGAGCTTTTGAAGAAGAAGTTATGTTATCTGGCTTTGCTCAAGCACAAGTTAAACCAGAAGGTTCTGGTGTAACATTTGACAGTGCTCAAGAAACTTTCACAGCAAGATACACTCACGAGACAATAGCTCTTGGGTTTGCAATCACTGAGGAAGCAATTGAGGACAATTTGTATGACAGACTTGCGTCTAGATATACAAAAGCTTTAGCAAGATCTATGGCTCAAACTAAACAAGTTAAAGCAGCTGCACCATTAAACAATGGTTTACCATCTGGATCTTTTAATTCAGGTGATGGTGTAACTCTTTTCAACACTTCGCACCCAACTATTGCTGGAACTTTCAGTAATACGTTGTCAACTGCTGCGGACTTAAACGAAACTTCATTAGAGCAAGCAATGATTGACATTGCAGCGCTTACTGATGAAAGAGGTTTAAAGATCGCTGCAAAAGCTGTGAAGATGATAATTCCATCTGCTCTTCAGTTTACTGCAGAGAGATTGATGAAATCTTCTCAGAGAGTTGGAACTGCTGATAACGATGTTAATGCACTTGTATCTATGGGGATGATTCCTGGTGGATACACTGTTAACCACTATTTAACAGACACTGATGCGTTCTACATCACTACAGACGTACCAAACGGAATGAAGCATATGGAAAGAGCTCCATTGACTACAAAAATGGAAGGCGACTTTGATACTGGCAATGTTAGATACAAAGCTAGAGAAAGATACGTATTTGGCGTATCAGACCCT